ACTATTGTTTGAAGCAATAGAAACTGCTGTCAAAGTAGGAGCTGTCGTATCGCTCATTATATAATATTTCTATACAATAATATATAATATAATATGGCAACATATTGAAATAAAAAATAATTATTTAATTACCACTGACAAGGTTATACACAAACCCTATAGTACTCTGTTTCCAGAGCAGTTATACTTTTACGGGTGAATTTACCAATTTGTCCAGGTCGCATACATAAAGCTAAAGCTTGTGGATCAAATCTAGATATTTCCGGAATCTGATTCAAATGTTTGATATTAAAGTTATTTTTGAATGCTTCCATCTCGTCTTCTTTCAAAAGAAGACATTTGGGAACTAAATTATGTTCCAAAATATTGAATTGCAACCGATGAATGTTATGAATTACCACGAAAATACCGTCGTGGTCGTGCAAGTATTTAATTCTAGTAATAATAGAATCATTCGGTTCATCTTCGGTAACAATGATCAACGTATCTTTTTTTTCTAAAACATTGTCAATAGTATAAAGGTCTTCAATTATTTCATCCAAGTTTGCCTGTCTAATTTGTCTGGCAGACAAATAATATTTAATATATGCTTTCTGTTTATTAGTACGATTTTCAATCAACATATCCAATTGATTATTAGACACCATCGCGTCTACTTCATTGATACTGAACCCATTGTAATCATCAATATCAAACCCCTGTGTTTCCATAATATCTAAAATATTTTTTCTGGATTTGTAAATATTCAAAATCTGGTTACTGTTATTGGACATTTTGAATTTTTGCCTATATAGTTATAAACGATAGTTTTTAATTATATAAATAATAATAGTTTTAATCAATTTTTCCAAACCTATCTATTGATTTTTTTTAATTATCAACCCTCCTGTAAAGAAATTGTTATTAGTTTCTTCAGCGGGAGCAGAAATTGTCTCTGCAGGAGCATTATCTGTTTTTACTTTTATACCGGGAATTGTTACATTATCATTAGGTGAAGATGTTGCACCCTCAGTTTCATTATCATTGTTGTTGGTGCCGTTTGTAATTTTGAAGACAGGTGCAAAGTTAATAGTAGGGGTGGGTTGTGCCGGTATTTTATCATGTGAACCATGCAATAATGAATAATCATTTGCAACTGGTTCGGTATAGGGTGAGGTGTATGGATAATTGCCTTGTTTATAAATGTCAATGGAAGTAACGACCTTTGTAGAATCAATACTGTCTAATCCCTCTAAATCATCGGTTTCAATCGTAATAAATTGATTACCGGATTTGATAATTTTCCATAATCTTTCAGGTTTAAAATCGCCACGGTAATGAATAATTTCTCCCGGAGAATATTCATTTTCTATTTCCTCATTTTCAGGAGGTGGTGGCGGAATGCTGCCATCAGTAGAAACAGATGACACGTTGTTCGGGCTTTCTCTGGGTGTGATTGGTTGATAACCTGGAGAAATGGGAGGCGTTGTAGGTGAAAAATTAGGGGTTCCTAACATATATTGAGGATCATCCGGTGTATAAGGAGTATATTCAGGAGTCTTTGCATTTTTATTTTCATAAGAATGATAAGGAGAAAGAGGATTATATTCAGGACTGTCGTCAGTTGTATCATTATTAGTCGGGGATTCCTCAATGGGCAGCGGAGTGTCAGGTGCGGTCTTAGTTTGCAACGTTTTTTTAATGTCTTTTACAATAGTGCGCACATCTACATTTTTCTGGTGTAGCAACAAATCAATGTTATTGGAAAATGTCATATTTTCCAATTGTTCAATGTTGTCTTCTGTAATAATGCGCATGGATATATTCATTGCAAGCAACTCTTGCATCAGGAGTTTTAACGAATAAGGAACATCAACCACACTGAAATTTCGTCCAAATTTACTCACAGTGTCAATGTGTATGCTATTATTTTCTAACGAACCAGAGTATTTAATCGGACCATCTGCCATAGGACTTAAAAAGACGTTTTTGGAAGGATTGTAGATAGACATCATACCGGTTGCGTTACATATAGCCATTTTATACTTATCTCCACGTTCCATCATAGATTCGCGTAAAAATTCAGTAGCACCGTGTGAAATAATAGAATCACGTTCCATTTCACCAATGCGCAAACCACCATCGTTTGCACGACCACTAACAGGTTGTCTGGTTAAAGCTGTTCTAGGTCCCAATGCACGATAATTTATTTTATCTTTCACCATATGTTTCAAACGCATATAGTAATTAGGACCAATGAAAATTTCGGTTTCTAATTGTTCTCCAGTCATACCATTGTACAATACTTCATTGCCGCTTGAATGATAGCCAACCTTGGTAAGCATTTCCCCAAATACACCTATTTTAGATCCATTGTTGTTATAAGCAGTGCAATCGCCAAACGACCCATACATAGCACATGCTTTACCGGTGAGTGTCTCCACAAACTGTCCGATTGTCATTCGCGAAGGGATGGCATGTGGATTGATAATAAGATCTGGACGAATGCCATCTTTTGTAAAAGGCATATCTGCTTCTGGAATAACCAGACCAACAGTACCTTTTTGTCCCGCACGAGATGCCATTTTATCACCTATATTTGGAATGCGTTCTTCGCGAACCCTAACCTTGGCTATACGAGTGCCTTCTTCGCCTTCAGTAATAAATGTTTTATCCACTATTCCCAATTGACCTTTTTTGGTGGTTTTAGACATATCAGTTTTGTTTTCTGACACGGATCCATCGTATGAAGCCATACCTACAAGGACTGTTTTATCATTCAATTCGGTATCTATTTTCACAACACCATATTTATCTAATTTACTATAATCGTATCCAGGTTTGGTACCAAGTACATTTGCGTCATTTTCAATATTCAATAAAACATGCTGATTGATAGTATCGCCGGTTTTGCTTTTTTCTTCATGTACCTCGTATGTACTATAATAAGTGGTTCGGAATAATCCACGTTTCAACGCACCCTCATTTACTAAAATAGCGTCTTCTACATTGTAGCCAGTATAACACATGACGGCTACAATTGCATTTTCACCATATGGATTGGTCTCATTATTAATATGTTCCAAATATCTTGATTTCACTAAAGGATTTTGACCGTTATTTAATACAACAGCCGTTTTGTCCATGCGCACGCGATGATTTGTATGATACATAGAGCATGCTTGTTTGCTCTGACCGCATGAGAAAGAATTACGCGTAGCCGGGTTGTTTTCTGGAAAATTAATGAGGTTACACATGACACCAAAAATGAGAGATTCGTGTATTTCCATATGTGTATAGTTATGTGATTTCTTCTCAAGAGCATCTTTATTCAAAGCAATGATAGCACTTTCAGATTCATTTGTATCAATATAATCAATAATAGCTTTGTCTTCTAAGAAACGTTTTAATTTGGCAGGATTTGATTCAGATTCAATATTATCGTATAGTTCAAATAACTCATACATTTTATTATTATTAGGATGGAACTTCTCAATCTTTTTCGTATTGAAACCAGCAGTCAATTCATTCCATTTAAAATCACCACTTTCCAATCGTTTCATTATATTTTCGTTAGAAAATGACATTTTATTTGTTTCCTCATCTTTATAAAAGATCGGTCTGCATATACGCCCTGCATCAGTATAGATAAAAAGGGCATTGGAGCGGTAATCAAACGAAATACTGGTATATATAGGGATTAATCCATTTCTGCGGTAAAGCCTGAATTTAGAAATGGTTTGTAACGGTTCCGTAATTGCTCCAATCCATAGACCATTTATAAATACCTTGGTCATTGTGGATAAAACCAGCGGAATACAGTCCTCAATTAATTTCATATCTACTTTTTCACGCATCCATTGAATAATTGGTTCGCGTGAATACCCTTGTGTAATATATGCAGCGATAGACATATGTTTATGTAATCCAATATTTCCACCATCTGGAGTATCGATGGGGTCAAACATGCCCCACTGAGTGCTATGTAATACGCGTGGTCCAACTACTTTTGCAGTGGGGTCTAAAGGTAAATTTGTTTTACGCAAATGACTGAGCATAGCGTTATGAGATAACCGATTTAAATCTTGCAATACTCCAATGCGTTTTGTATGTGAATGAGCCCCCCAGTTGCCTTTGAAAGCTTTTTTGAAACCAGCTTCAACGATTCTTTCACGGAAGATTTCTTTATAGTTTTGATGGATGAGTCCATATAAATTGTTTGCATAAATAGACTGATTATAATGAGCACGTTTTTCAAATTCTAAATGTATGGTGCGCTGTTGAATGGAATAGTATTCGCGAAATAGATCGTACAGTAAATCCCCGACTAATTCAATGCGTTTGTATTTTAAATTATCTCTGTCAGTCGGTTCTTCAATGCCCATATGAACAGACAATAATCGGAATACTATATATCCGAGATAATATGCTTTTTGTTTGAAATTATTTTCGCCGATATGCGGCAGGAAATAATCACATAAAATCTCCAATACATGATTCACTGTTTTTCCTTTCGTGAGCAAAGCAATAAATTTCAAAGCATTTCTTTGGGTAAGGATACCACCGGAATCATGAACAGATGGAATAAACAAATCCACCATATTTTCGTATTTTTCAATGTCTAACAAACACATAGTAATGATTTCTTTATCACTTGTAAATCCTAATGCACGAAATACAATAAACAAAGGAATAGGTGCGCGTACATTTGGTATATTAACAACTATGTTATTGAATGTATATTTGTTGGTTGGAGCCATTATTTTAACAGACAATGTGCGGATCGGTTTTGAAACATTTTCAGAAACAGACCGCATCTCGGCTGAATATAAATATTTTTCATCTCCTGATTTTTTGATGTATAGCATATTATCGCCAAATTTTTCTTGAGAGACAACGGTTTTTTCTTTTCCGTCAATCACAAAATAACCACCTAAATCATTTGAGCATTCGCCCATTGTATGTTTTACTTCCTTTGGCAGTCCAGCCAATACACAATAATTTGACTGCAACATAATTGGAAATTTGCCTAATAGAATTTTTTCAAGGGTGATAGTACGTTTCTGCGTATTTTTTGAAATCATAGACTTTTCAGTGGCTTCTTTGAACTGGCCCATTTCAGCAGGAGTAAGTTCTAAATCTACTTTCTTACTTCGTCCTTTGCGTTTGGGAACATTATCCGCGCCACCTTCCTGGCTGCTTTCTACTTTTTCCCCGCCCAACATGCTAATTAGGTCATCCGGATCAATATCTTCTGCACCAATAATGGACGGATTTTCACCATCCTCCAAAATATCAATAAACTCAATATCAATATCATAATGAATAGTCATTCCGTAGGACATATTTCTTAATCTGGCTTCATTAGGGAACATGAAATGACTTTTATTATCATCATAAATGACTGGCTTACCAAAATAAATTTTATCACCATTTTTTCCACCGAAATGCATAATACATTGTGACCGATGATCATCTATTTTTTCATCATAGCGTGTAAGAATGCGAATAGGGTTTTTCTCTTTGAATATATGAAATATACCATTTTTGAAAAAATCATTATAAGATTCAATATGGTGTCTTACTAAAGATTGTGGATTATCTTCAAAATGTTTATTAATTACTTTCCATATGGTAGAATTATCCATATTTGAACGTATATATAAAATAAGTTATATATTTTTATACCCCTTTTGAATTCTATTACAAACTGTAAAATTTGTAAAAACGCTTGTAAAATAGAAATTCTATTAGCAAAATTAATTTAGTAAGAATAAATTTAGTAGAATAAAATATTATTTCTTTCATTACTATATAAAATGAACGACTTCATTGACAACGTTTTTGGCCCTCTAGACAAACGCTACTGCGATTGGTTTTTTATTCTTTCCGTATTAGGATTTGTAATGTTGATAGTGCTTTTAGTATCTGCACTTTTTGTTGGATTATCTAAACGCAAGGGTGTGGATTATTATTTACAGATATTTTCTATTGCTCTTGGTTATGGTATCTTTTATTTCCAGAATAGATTGCTTCACACAATGTGTGTTTCCAGTTTAAAATAAAAAAGCGTTTAATAAATAATAGATTTTTCATTACTATAATATAAATTGCGATGGATATTTTATATTATAGTAACTATTGCAAACATTCACAAAAGATTATACAAACTTTAGTAAAAAATAACATGAAAGATAAGATCAGTTACATTTGCATAGACAATAGAAAGCGAGACCAAACGAATAACCAAGTGTATATTCATCTTGAGAACGGAAGTCGCGTGAATATGCCTCCTAATTTACACAGTGTGCCTGCATTATTATTAGTAAGTAATAATTATCAATTACTCTATGGAGATGATATTGTTAGCCATTTTCATCCAGATATGAAAAAGTATGGCACGGCTTCTATAAAAAATGGAGGCGAACCATTAGGATTTCTTTTGTCTTCCTCAGCTGGAGGAACAAATATTATGTCTGAAAAATACACAGATTACAATATGTCACCTGACGAGTTAAGTGCAAAAGGAAACAGTAATACCCGAAAGTTATATAATTATGTCTCTGCCAATGATGGAAGTCTTTTTATAGAAACACCGCCAGATGATTATAAACCCGACAAGTTGAGTAATGATGTCACATTAGATACATTGCAACAACAACGAATAGATGATTTAGGATTAAATAAGCCAAATCCTCAATTAACTGGTAACATATAAGAAGAATCGTAAAAAGTCCAGATTTAGAAAGTTTTAGATGATATTAGTTAAATGATATAAATATTATTATATACTAAATTATAGAGTATGAAGGACAAATCATCCGTATCCAAAGCTTTCAACAAACATTTTTTTGATTTCTTAGATGATATTCAAAGACTGTTTCCTGACAATGGTGATATTGGGTATGCTAAAAGTTCATTTGAAACAATCAAACGTTTAAATACAACTGCTATTATTAAGGCATGGTATTTACAAGTGTTTGTTCCTTATTCAACTGTCATTGAAGAAGGAAACATTGATTTCTTCATAAATAAGGATTACTCTCATGATTTAGCTCACTTAAATAAGGGCGGTGATATAGTAAAAATGATTGATAAGATAAGAGGTCCTATTTCAAAGATGGACGAAGTGAATAAGCAACATTGTACAAAATACATTCAAAATTTGAACAAATTGTCATATGCTTATAATACAATGTAATGAATAAAATCTAGAATAATTATATATTATTCTAGATCTTGATGCAAACTAAAAACGCAAAATACATATTAAAATTAACCGTCTATATATCGCTTATTATTCAGGCGGTAACCGGATTATTTAATATAAGTTTGCTGTCATTAGATTCATACGACAAGAGTTTTAATGATGATGCTGAAATATTGTTACAATTGATATGGTTAGGAGTGATTGTCCAAGTGATAGAGGGCACTTTTTATATATGGTTAGCCAAATCCATTGACACGGTCATGAATATTACGATGTATAGGTATTATGATTGGTTTTTTTCAACCCCTACTATGTTAATTACTTTTGTAGTATATTTATTATACTTAAAAGAGAAAAAAGAAGAGGATGTAGAATCCGAAAAGATTCAAACGACCACTGTAAATAAAAAGATAGAGGCTGTCAGAAAGAATGTTAAAAAATCAAATAATAATTTGTGGGATTATATGAAAAATAATCAATATACACTCTCCATCGTTCTATTTTTGAATGCAATTATGTTGATTTTTGGATACTTAGGCGAAATCGGAGTCTTGCATAATGGCACTGCAGTGATTGCTGGATTTATACCGTTTGTTGCATATTTCTATTTGATCTATGATCAATATGCTAAGCATACAGATTTTGGAAAAATCTTGTTCTGGTTGTTCGGTGGAATCTGGTCGTTATACGGATTTGCTGCATTGGCACCTTATTACATAAAAAATATTTCTTATAATATACTGGATATTTTCTCAAAAAATTTCTTTGAGATATTTATCGGTGTAAAGCTGTTGTCCGTATATAATTACAAATAACTGACTACCTGTCTATAGTTGCATAGTAACATTATGTACGGGTCCATTCTTCGTCGATCAATCCATTACTTTTACACTTGTCAAAGTCCCACCATAAATCATGTTTTAGAATTTCGCCGAGTTGTTTTTTGGTAAGGTTGGCATGGTCTTTATAAATATTTTTAATTTTATCCATTAATATCTTGTTATTCTCAAAATCATCTTCTAACTCTGACATTTTCCCCCACGAACCAGAAGACAGTTGATGGATTAGCATATATGCATTTGGGCGCATGTATCGTTTTTTTCCGACTACACTAATAAGCGTTCCAGCAGATGCAGTAGAACCTTCAATAATGGTATAAACTGGAACTTTGCATGCCTGAATCGCATCAATCGCAGTCATCGCATCAAATATAGATCCTCCGAATGAATTGATGTGTAAGTAAATCGGTATTTCATCCAGACAATACTTATGAGCACTTATGATATTTTCAAGCTCGCATCTGCGAAGATATTCTATCATTTCAAATACACTCCCGCGGTCGACCTCAGCATGGAAATAAATATGGTTTTCATCGCATGTGATTTTACGCAAATTAGAAGGGTCTTCTTCTTCTTCATCGTCACTTTCATTATTTTTGATTATGATATTTGCCTTTTTATGTTTATCTCTTGTGACGACATTTTTCGGAGTGAATTTAAACATATTTGCGATACTATTTGCTATACTTGTTGCAATCATTATCTATATATACGTCTTTCAATTTTCGTATATATAAATATTTATCTATATAGCATGTGCATAAGCTCATTTGGGGCTAACTCGTCAAAGAACTTTTTAACTACAGTTCGTGTAATTGGTTGTGGTGTTTTAGATTTTATAGAAGGGATGTAGATACTTGTGTGTATTTTTCGCAAATATTTTTCATATTGTTTGGGAAGCTCATTTGATTCTTTTTTTACAAAATAATCTAAATACGATTGATGAATGTTTGATATCATGTTCTCGTATATAGTCTTCACTTTGTATAGTTTTTTAGAATAGGCTGGATACGCATCGTAGAGTTTATAAGGAGAGTATATACGTTTGAGACAGAAGAACAGATAATATTCAAATGGGTGATTTTGTCTCGCATTTTTCTGAACTGTATATTCATCCGATTCCACCTTGCAGCGAATTCCAGTGTTATGATTAGTTACTACAAACCTACATGGTGTATGGTCGTATATTAATTGTTCAAACATATCATTGTAATTTCCAAAAAAGAATTTTTTAGGTAACTCAATTATCCCTTTTATGGACTCAATGCAATCCCAATGACTATAGGTAGTGTCTGGTATATATTTTACCACATTTGGTAAGTTGTTTTTTATACTATGTACAGCAGTTAAGTAGGGAATATAGTTTATATTTACATTATCGTGGTTGCACGTAACGTCTATTACAAATGTGAAGCAACAGTTTTCAGGGAAATATTCTAAAAATGGAATGTTATCTAGAGTATCGTTATCGTTTCCGCCCAAACATTCTATAAAAATATCATGAATAGAACGTTTTTTAGGATCATAAAAATATATTTCTCGTCCTCCAATATATTCTTTAGTAGCTATTTCCCATTTGTGAATTCGTTCATCATAAAATAATTGTATTACAAAGCCGTGAATGTATTCGGTAATGCTGATTTGCTCATTTAGTTGAGGGAACATCGATTTAAAAAATGAGTATTCAACAAATTTAGATGGCGAAATGGATAATAACCTCTTATTTGGAAAGGAAAAAATAACGGAACGATACAACCCTATATATAAATCATTCTGACATGTATAGTTCTTGTCGTAATTCAACAATGTATACATTTGGTTTGCAGTAGATTGAACGCAAACATTCAACTTTTCTTTTGGGCAAAAATCTAGTGACATCATGTTAGAAATCGTGACCGCNTCATCAAGATTATATTTTACCATTCTAGATATATGGTTATTTGATAAATCTTTATTTTATTTGAGTAAAATAGAACTTGACGCAAAATGTCTTTACGGAATTATAATTTAGATACATAATATATAAATTAATATAATGGAAACAGAAAGTAATATAATGGAAACAGAAAGTAATCGCAGTGAGGCAATAGCTATAGACGGAGACACTGCAATTACTAGCCCTCTTAATAGCATTACTTTACAGTTAGGAGATGTCATTGAAATTGTATCACCAGCAAATGATGAATATCATGAAACAACAAATTATATTTCTTATATTGACAACACCCAAATACGCATGACAAATGTTACGTCGTTGAAAGACATCCAATTAAACATAAACGAAGAAGGTTCATTCACTGACGAGTCTATACAACAAATTATTCTTTTGAGTCGCAGTGATGAAAAAGGTTATGCTAAGCAAAACAATCTGTTACCAAATGTCTGGGTAAATATATATTTTGGGGGCGAAATCCCCGCCATTATCGCCGGACAAATAAGTAATTTAGAAGAAGATATGATTGAAATCATTACATATCCTGAAATGAAAACAATTTATATTGATTTTCAGTATCAAGGAATTCCTCTTAATATACCGATTGACAAAATTGTCATTCGCGAAAAACCAGCATCTTTAAAAACAACCGGTTCTTTAGCTATGATGAAAGATGCAATAATGGAAGGAGAAGAGTATGTAGAACCCGAAGAAAAGGCTGTTGTTGAAAGCACTGACTTGGATGAATATATTTCCAACATACCGGAAGGGAAAGAAGAAGATAAGAACATTCGTGATGTATTGCATGATTTATATGTAGATGCCAATGCAATTACATTCGGCGAAGACTTAGATGAAATCGTGCAGTTGGTAGAAGTGCCTGAAGGTGAGCAACGATATAGTCTAGATGTGCAAATCAACGATATGATGGAAGAGTTATTATCAAGTATTCCCAATAGCCAACGAACCACCTTAGTTTTAGATAATATTCATACAATAATAGAAAGATACACTAACCTTCGGGAACTGTATTCTAGATTTGACGAGAACAATAATGTATATGATAAAAAAATCAATTCAGCTACACATAAACCGCTTGTTGATAAGTTATATAATTTGAATACCAAGTTAAATTGGATTATTCCAGTAGTATCAAATAGAAAGAAATTGAATATAGGAAATACCGATTTAGAATCCAATGACATAATCGCTGAAAATATGGAAGAATCATTTGGCAAATTACATGAATTAAATAAAAAGTACATGAAAAAAGGTTCAAAAGACAATGCAATCACATATGAGTACATGCAAAAGAGAGAACAAGAAGTATTTCGTCCGTTTGAAAATTCTACTGATACAAATTGTTTAACTACAAAATCTGTTTTGGAAAATATAGACGCTGTTGTGGATAATTTAAACGATTTTTATAGTACGGTGTATGCAGAATCTGGGTTGAAGCGTACCCGATTTGTAATTCAAAGGTACAATTTAGGAATTTCAAAACTACAAGAACAAGTTATGAAATCTGGTAAAAAAGTTTTTGTGCGGGAATCCATGACCCCCAATGATGAAATGAGTGTGAAATCATTTTTGATGTTGCCAACCTCAGTGATCAAATTTTCTGAAATCAACCTACCATCTACCAGCATCATGAATAAAGCGTCGTTACATAACAACTATCTTTTATTATACCGTTTGTTGAAATCTAATACTGAAATTACTTCACAGGTCATAGACGATTTTTCTAATGAGCTGGATTATGAAAAAATAGAGTCTGATACAAAACAGGCAATTTTTGAAGGAATCAATGAATTTGTAATAAACAACGATTCATTAGAGGGCATTGAATATATGAATGAAAACGAGAAATTTCATAAATTTTTAGAAGTGATTGTACCGAAAACAAGATTGTTGATAAAGATATACCGCAAATATATTAAAAATAGATTGTCATTCGTTGGTGTAGTTCAAAAACTAGAACCATTTATGGTTTATCCAAATGACATTACGTATAAGCAGTATATGGAGATTCGTTATTTCATAAAAGAACAAATTAAAGAGTTGAAAAAGAAATTAAATGACAAATCATCTGAAATGCGCGTATTGTCTAACTCAAAATATGATGTTCTACAAACCTCTAATATTCTATTGCGCATATTATCTGAAAGAAATGAATTTGCAGAAACGTTTTTCAAATCTTATAAATTCTTATCAAAAGAACAATTCAATACAAAACTTACTCCTGCTGAGATGCTATTACAAATGATGTCATATGACAATACAGAATTATACACAAGTATGATCGCAAGTATTTTAATATCATTGAACAGTGCAGATAACTTGTTAGCCATCATTCAGGACGCAAATATTGATGAATTAGAGAATACTGATAAAATTAGACCGGTTGATTGCACTCGTAGATATTTATCTAAAAAATACACATCAGTGAAGGATTTACAGAAAGATAATAATGTAGATGAATTATACTTTGATGACGAATATGACGACACTCCTTATAGTATTATGGAAAAATACGAGAAAGAAAAAAAGGAAATGCCAAATGATACCTTTTTCGCATTCTTAATAGAAAATTTAATACAACGCCATTCAGTATCACCTGAAAATACAAAGGAGTTAGCAGAGGCACTTATTTCTAAAAAGAAAAAAATATTAACTGGACATTATGCAGTATTAGAGATCTCTTCTGATGTTACCCTGGAAACTGATGATATTGACCATATAGAGATTGTAAAAAAGGTGCATTATTATCGCCGTATGAAAAATAATTGGGTACGGGATGAAGATATCGGGGAAGAACGATTCCTAGATTCAAATACGTTGTTTTGCAATTTATCAGAAAAATGTGGTAAAAATGAAACTAACAAAATCTGTGAAACAGATGAACAAACTAAAATACGCATTAAAAATCTAAACAAAGATGTATTAGAAAATGAGGCAAAAACACGTCACCAAATTTCAAGTGAAGAGTTGGAAAAACAATTAACTCAGCGCATTTCTGTTATATTAAAAAGAATGAGAAAAAATGACATTTTGAGAGAATTGCAAATTTATAAAGCGAATAACTTGGCATATGAGATTGGCAAATTGGCAAAGAAAAACGACACCCTAGATTCTCCTCATATACCTTTGCGTGAATTAATCATGGGACAAGAAGATTTTTCTAAAAAACAGACAGATATTTGCACATTTGTAGATGTTTATTGCAGAGAGGCTATGGTAGATAATTTAAATGAAGAACAACATTGGTACTATTGTAAAAATACGAATACTAAGTTGTTTCCAGTGTCTATACATCGTTTGGCACAGTCTTATGTTACTGGAGATAATTATCAAGAAATGTTGGAGAGGGTTTGCAATGAAGTCGGTACGGAAGGAGATGATGGCGAGGCAATTGTGGATAAATATAGCGGTTATGTATTGCGAAAAAAAGATTTGAGCACAGAGGAGGGATATGACACGAGTGGCCGTAAAACGCAAACGCGTGATATTATGGAAAAAGATCTGGGCGTTGTCATGGAAGAATCTACAAAAAAACGTGATAAAATATTTGAAAACGAACTTACTGAAACCTTGTACAATGTGTTAATCTCAATATGTAATAATATTGACATTCCAATTGACCCGATTGAAGAAAGTGTATTGAAATATGCATCTGTTATCATTGAAAAGAATATTCTAAGCGAATCTGCATATAATCGTCGTTCTGAAGCAAATGTGAAGAAAAATGGCAAATCTCTCGGACCTTATCAAAAATACAAAAATGAAACCATTTTAACTATTCTAGGTGCGGTATTACACATTGTTATACAAACTGCGACTCCTTCTTTTAAAACACAAAAAACTTTTCCAAGTTGTGTGCGTTCGTTTAGCGGATATCCTATGACAGGTATGGAAGACCTTTCTGGTATAAACTACATTTCTTGTGTTATCGTGAAAATGAAAAGTAGCATTCCACCATGGGATTCAATGAAGTCAATGAAATCTGATCGGTTAAGTGTTCGCATAAAGGACATCATTGAAAAGTATATTATGACGATGAGCAACATACAGGAATTATATGTTGTTAAGAAAGAATATATGTTATTGCATCCTGAACTGGTTGCTCCAGAAGAGCTCCAGATACAAAAATGGCTGCATTTTTTACCGGCATTGGTGCATACAAATGTAATCAAAAGTTTGAAAAATGTATCAAGTGATTTCAAGCGTGATATGATAGAGAAAATGAAAAAAGGGGATCCGCGTCAGACTACTTCATTAATGATGCTACATAGTAAAAATGTACAACATGGATATGCAATTATAGAGGCAATAAATGACATTGTTAAAGAAAAAGATCAATTGTTAAAAACCGCTTCTCAAATTCCTTTTCTTGAAAATGGTTGTTGCAATGAAGATAAAAAACTCACCAATCCAATCGTTTATTTCAACGAAGAAAATGGCAATATCAAATTATATTTACAGCGAATCGTTAAGAATGGTAAAACTATAAATGATATCAATAAGCTCACCAGTCCTCGTATGTTCAATCACGACAAACCAACTGGACTAAAATATCCAGATCTGCCTACTGGTTATTTGGAAGAAAACGTCTATCATGCATTCATACATTATTGCAACTTTGATAGAAATTTACCAATACCAAATGCATTAAAGTCAGTATGCAATAGTGCTCCTGATGGATATAATTCAAACTGGAGCTTACATGAAAAGATGGAATATTTAAAACGCAATGGCAAACAATTTTCAGTAAATCAGCTGCAACAAATGATGACTATTGTACGTGCAAAACATTCTATCAGCACTTTTGAAAGAGATTCTTTTACACAAGTCTCAGTATTAACGGATTTACTAGAGAACTTTGAAACGATGAACTCTCAATTATTTGAAGAACCCTTGCGAAAACATTTGCGCAATGTATTAACTAGTTATGAACCTCAGAAAATGAAGGACACTGCCAGTCCGGAATTAACAGATTTGTCTAATTATTTGATTATGGTAAATCGTAATTTATATAGAAATATAATGGAGTTTTTTGATACGCAAGCCAATACAATATCATCCAGAGAGTTTAATAAAATGGCCGAATTCTTATTAAATATTCAACATTGGGAAGTCGGCGATAATCAATTGCACACCGTAGCACAATTTTTGAAAACTGCTATTTTAAATATAAGCAAAGTTTATCCGACGTTGATTGCAAACAAAGCAGACTTTTATAAGTATATTTGCAAACATTGGCCCTTTTCCGATAATCACAAGAACGACATTAGTCAGTTCAATAATAAATATTATAATAAGATTGAAAAATTCAAGGGTGACGAAGTATTAGTGCATTTTTTGAAAGAGATTAATTCTAAACTCATTGACATGTCTATGTTTGTTAGTAATTTGCCGATCCAAACAAACGTAAATAAGTTGTTAAGAAACGAAAAAGATGAATTGACAAATGTATCGTTCCATTCTTTATTTGATGAATTATCATATTACGAACTAATGAAGTATTGTTTTTATAGAATGATCGCCGAATTTATTCATTCAAGTGATGATGTTGAATTGTTGAGAACAGAAATTAAAACTGTACAAAACCAAAGAAGAGAAAACAATGACAATCTTTCAGACCCAATTAATTTTATTAGCAGTGAGAGAAACAACTCAAATGAAGCGGTTGAACAAATTGCGAATGACATGGAAGAAAATGAAATTATTATGGGCACTACTGAAGATTTAAAATCGCGCATTAGTACCATGTTATACACCTTTTTAGAAGTTGAGATGGAAAATAAAAATGCCATTAATTTTAGTTATGATAATATTATGAAAAGGGTAAATCGTGCAAAAGAGCGTGAGAAAAAATCTATTATTGATTATTTGGGTAATATGAGTAAAGAAGAAAGAAAAGTGGAAGAGTTGTTTAAAACTTACAAATTGGGCAGATGGAATGTAGGACAACAGAAAGGATTAACTCAATACGATAAAGAAACTTATGAGAGGGAGCGAAGTGAGTTATTAACACAACTTTATGCTGACGAAGAAAGCGGACAATATGAAGTAGTAAGTGAAATGCGCAGAGAAGTGTTTGACCTAGAAAAAGAGACCGAGGATGAACAAGAAAAATTCTATGACAATGAAGCAAATAATATTGAAGAGTTAGGCGAAGATTACATGGATGGACATTATTATGCAGAGGATGAAGAAGACGAGTTATAATTGTACTAACAAATAGTTACTTTGGTAAATAACATAAACATAAAATGAAAAAATATCATATTATGTTTTCAATACGGCTGGAATATATATGGATAGATAATAATTATAATTTGCGTTCAAAAATAAAAGTGATCTATAATACGCATATCAATGACATCAATGATATACCAGAATGGAATTATGATGGAAGTTCCACACAACAAGCAGTCGGTAGTGATTCAGAGGTAATAATCAAACCAAGAAGAGTATTTTCGTCAAATAAAGATCCGTATCATATGTTCGTTTTATGTGACACATACACATTTAATAATGAAGTGTTATCTACAAATAATCGTGCTCATGCAAACTTACTATTCAATAAAAAATTAGATGAGAAACCATGGTTTGGTATTGAACAAGAATATTTTTTAATCGATTCAAAAACAAATAAACCTTTGGGATATGATAAAGATAAAACGCAAGGGCAATATTATTGTAGCGTTGGTGCTGAAAATGCATTTGGACGGCAAATTGCAGAAGAACACTTATTAGAATGCATAGATTATGGCATTAAAATGTCAGGTATAAATGCGGAAGTAGCTCCCGGACAATGGGAATATCAAGTTGGACCTTGCGAAGGAATTGAAGCAGGCGACCATTTGTGGATGGCAAGGTACCTTTTACAAAAAATAACAGAAAAGTATGGTATAATTGTAAATATGGACCCAAAACCTCTGTCTGGCGACTGGAATGGGTCAGGGTGTCATACAAATTATAGTACCAAAGCAATGCGTGAAGGTGCTGACAATAAGACTGGATTATATTATATAAATCAAGCAATAGATAAATTGTCTAAAAAACATATAGAACATATGGAAGTATATGGAAGTGGAAACGAATTGAGAATGACAGGCAAGCACGAAACCGCATCGTATCATATATTTACACATGGTACTGCAAATAGAGGTGCTTCTGTTAGAATCGGAAACACAAACTTAAAAAATGAAAAGGGGTATTTTGAAGATAGGAGACCTAGTTCAAACTGTGACCCATACCTCGTAATCAGTAAAATATTTGAAACAACCGTACTGTAATAAATTAGAGTATATTACAAAACTCGCCCAATATTTTATATACGCAATATATAAAATATCGTATGAATCACTTGAAAATATTTATTGGTAGGAATAAATTGAATATTAGTTTGTTGGTATTTGTTATCATGTTTAGTTTAATACATCATGTGCAACCATCGTTAGTTTATAACGAAGAAGGCGAATTTCGTCCATTTGGTATTGGGTATCGCCATAAAACAGTTATACCCATTTGGTTGGTTGCAATTATTACCGCCCTATTTAGTTACATGTTTGTTATGTCATATTTAGTATATATCTGAAAACAAAAAACTAAAATAATAATATACACTTGTATTATTATTTAGATGAATTATCCAACATTAATAGAACCTAACTCTCTTTTGTATTTAAACAATACTCTGCAAAAATGCCATGATACTCGTGTAGGTGTTTATTATTATGTTCTCAATGGTGGTATTTTGCTCATCTTCGCCTTGATTTTTGGCATTACGCTTTATTATTGTTATACAAACAAACCTACCGAATACGAAAGACGTCAAAAAATGTTAAAGGACCAAGACATTATACTCTCCAATATACGCAGTTATCAAGAAATATATAAACAAAAACAGACACATATGTCAAATATTACAAATTTGCCAAATATACACTCATAATATATGTTTGTTTAATATATATATTATATTCTTACAACTTAATGATAGAGGAAGAACGCGAAAACATAATAAACAATGAGAATACGGCACAGGAAAGATTTGAACGCATTGTAGAAACTTTAACAAAACCGGTTAAAAAAATAATCATTCCTGAACCATTGTCTGGCGACATTGATCTAAGTTCTTTAAAAGAATTAGGTGTAGGGATACCAGATGAAATAATATTTCAAAAAGGAAAGATAACAAACTTATACAATATACCTGAGGGATTATTAATATTAGAATGTCCTGCCAATTTATTGATTTCAATCGACAATTTACCTGTAACTATTCAAAATATTTCGGTTGCAAACAATCATCTTAGTAGCATAGATATTACACCATTGACAAATTTAGAATATTTAAATGTATCGCATAATCAGATAAAAGAACTTAATAACATTCCTGATACGTTGAAAGAGCTAAGATGTAATAATAACAAACTATCTTCGTTGAATTTAATAGGACTATCTGTTTTAAAAACACTTCATATTTCTAACAACATGATCACTGTTATTGAGAATATGCCTGATGGAGTGGAAGACTTTCAGATGGAAAATACACCTTCCATTGAATTCCGAAATCAAGAAGGAGATGACATATCCCTGAGTTCTCCTGAAAACGAAGAACTGAAACTAAAGAAAAAAGATTATGTAAATGCACTTAATGAGTTTTTCAAAATAAAATCTAAATATGAGAATAAACACCATGACATGCGCAAAAAAGCTTACAAAAAAGCAGACACTAAGAAAATGGCAAGAGAAGCCGTGAATCAAATAGTTCCTCCTTGCATTAAATGCAAACGACCAGTTGGTTCTATATTTTCTATGAAGGGAAACAAATATAGCGTGATATGTGGTGATGCAAAAGAACCATGTAAGTTGAATATACAGTTATTTAGTGGAGACTATATATCCAAAGAAGATGCGGTGAATTTGTTTCAACACGATACCAGTAATTTACAAACGGATATTACACGCAATAGATTGAATAATATATTTGATTATATAGATGATGAGACCTCAAAACAAATATACAATGAAAAGTTAAAAGAATATAATGTAGAAAATGATGTATATACGGCTTTATTAGATTCATATAAAGATACATTTGACAACAAAGAGAAAAAAAAAGAAATAATAGAGAAAAAACGCGAATTGTATTCTTTGGTAGATAATAACAAAAATCTACTGGAAGAGTACAAAGAAACTAATAACACTGAATTAATAAAAGAAGTAGTCAAAGCTAATGTTCAGGACGTGTATAGAGTTGCCAGAAATATACGAAATTTAGAACATGAAATCATGGAAATGAATTTTTACAAAGACAAAGGTAATATACACAAGACATTTCAATATCCAGTTACATTGCAAAAAAGAGAATATAATCTATCGGGAGAACCCAGCAGTATTATAAAATTTGACAGATAATTTAACTGCAACTTGTAATATATCAAAAATAATCTTGATATATTTATTCACATTGGTTATAATTAGATATTCCGTCCCACTGAATGTCGTATGTATCAGCCCATGTTTTTTTGGCACAATCTGCGGTCTTGCCCTGTGATAACCACAATGGACTATCAAAATCTATGACTCCCACTGTGTTGTTCTCGTCAGAAAACGAAGAGGAGTCGTAACCAACCGTTATTTCGGCATTATTTTTATCATTATTTTCAGTGCTCGTATCTAATATGGTACCAATATTTTTCATACCTGCATTCGGTACAAGACAATATGTCTTTTCAACGCCAGATGCGTCCTCTTTAATTTTGGCATCCCAATTATCAGGACACGAGTTTTTAACGGGCGGGAAGCTGGACTGATTTTCACCGGAGAGTTTATTTTCAGCAAGCATGATGCCAATATAGGTAAGTATCAATATCAACAAAACTACTGCTACTATTACGACAGTATTATAAAATAATTCCATGTTTGTATAGTATATTATAAATATACAAATAATTTGAAATAGAATTAACAATATTATCTTTCAAAATCAAACCAACTCAACAGAAATGTTTTGGTCAAAAATGTAATTATATGAGTAATGACAGTAATACCGATGACTATAATTACTAAACTAATAATAAAAATGCTAATTGTCAAGATTAAATCGCGAAACATTTGATTATATACATGTATTTTAGATTATTATGTACTGAATTATTTAGAGGATTATGATAGATTTTATTTCTTAATTAATTGTATATAAAACTGATTATGAATATGAACCCGGTTAAAGTAGATCAAAATGATAGTATATTAAACAAAGAAGCATTAAATGGTCGTATAAATATCATAGATGTTCCGCAGCATATACAATTTCAAATTCAAGAAAAAATAGCAGTCAAAAACAAGACCTCTGAATATCGCGAAGCATTGTCTGGTGTATGGGAAAACAATGTATTGTCTCAGGTATATTTTTCAGCAGAAAATATTCAAATTATTCAAAATGGTTTGCGGGCAGGCGTATATAAAATGTCTGGCGATAAATATGTCATTGCACCGCAGAATATGGATACTCTAAAAATTATTATGAGAAGCATCTATTTGCAATATGCTCAGCATCGTGAAGATGATATAACTGGACAGGTAAGCACATTGAATCAAATGGTATTAGATTATGCAATTCCGAATGTATTTAATGAAGCTGAAGGATATGTAAAATATTGCCGCGATCAAAGTACTTTAGTAACTCCGTTGGACCTCCCTAAACCAAGTGATAAAGAATATAAACAACTTGAATTAAAACCCTGGGTATGAAGACAATAATATTTTACAAATTAAAAATATTATTGTAATACAACCATATGATCTTTAATCCTCAGCATGTAGAATTACATTGTTCTTATTGCATGAGAAGCCGGCATCTTAGAAAAAATTGTCATATGTTGAAAAGACATTTATTATTTCGAGGTTCAAATATACCTGCTAAATATTGGCATATGCCAGACCCCGCTAAAATAATGCTCATGCATGAAAATATGCATGGATTTATAAATAGGGAAAAAAACCAGTTATTAGTGCAAAGATTTTTTACACCTTCGCTTATTTGCAAAGAATGAATTGTACCATCTTATTTAGTTTTATCTACTACTATATGTTTGGAAAGATTCCTTATCACTTTGTTATCCAGCCGAATCTGTTCATCACCGAAATCTCCTAATATATTACGCATCATATCTACACAAAAATCATATTTGGGATGATTCCAATCTTGACATTCTGGATAATTCTCGCGCCACAATGGAATGGTTGCATAATTGCATTTTGCTACATACTTGATTGTTTTATGTAACTTGGAATTTTCGGGCGTATCTTTACTCCATTCATCGTTATCTTTAATGTACATTGTTTCACGTTTCAGATCAGTACAATGCAGCGGACGTTTTGTCACATCCAGCTCTTTGATGCGTGATAAAATCATATCTGTCATGCCAGACACATATCCATTCTTCCCAATGTTCTCAATATCTTTGAAACCAATTTCAATATTTTCAATAAATTCTGACATATTCATTGCATCTTTACAAGTTGTATTTAAGAAGAAATTTAGGTTGAATTTCTGATTGTTGTTATTAGTTGTATTATTAGTAATAGTATTTCCACCATCTTTTACTGCGTCAATGAGTTGAGTTTGTAATTGTTGATTTTCATGATGTTGTTCCATAATCATTATTTTGAACTGTTGATTCTCACTTTGTTGTGCAATGAGCAGCTGTTTGAAATCTTGATTTTCTTTCAATACCTGCATTACCACATCAGAAGAGGTTATATCTGTTATTAGATGTTTCTCATATTTCGTTTCATTCACTATCGGTATATTATCACATTTTTGTTTATGACGCCATAAACCCATTCTAGATTTGTATGATTTATTACATATATCGCAAGTATTTAGATTAGAAGGGTTGGATATATTTTCTGTAACATTTGTAACATTTATATGTTTAGCAGTTAAGTTGTGTTTATTATACTCACTTTGTTTATTGCATTTATAGTTACATTTTTCACAAAAGAATTTATAGGATATTTTAAGAGATTTTTTATGTAACATTTATATAATAATGCGTTACATAAAAATATCCTAAATCATCTGAGTAATTAATAAATTTGCAAAGGTTGGTAACAACGCTATAAGTATATTTTTTGTATTTAAAGCATAATGCTTTAAAATGAAAAATAGCGTTTTTTCTGTAAAGTTTTCTATTCTAAAAATGAAAAATGGACATTTTATTTTTGTCCTTTTTTTGAAAGTTGTCCAAGAAGTTTTTAAAAAATGTTGGTCTAACTTTTATCTACTACTATATGTTTGGAAAGATTCCTTATTACTTTGTTGTCAAGACGAATTTGTTCATCGCCTATATCACCTAGTATGTTTCGCATCATATCCACACAAAAATCATATTTGGGATGATTCCAATCTTGGCACTCCGGGTAATTCTCGCGCCACAATGGGATGGTTGCATAATTGCGTTTTGCTACATACCTGATTGTTTTATGTAATTTAGAATTTTCGGGTGTATCTTTGCACCATTCATCGTTATCTTTGATGTACATCGTTTCACGTTTCAAGTCGGTACAATGCAGAGGGCGTTTTGTCACATCAAGCTCTTTGATGCGTGACAAAATCATATCAGTCATGCCGGATACGTATCCATTCTTCCCAATGTTCTCAATATCTTTGAAACCAATTTCAATATTTTCAATAAATTCTGACATATTCATTGCATCTTTGCATGTAGTATTCAAAAAGAAATTTAGATTAAACTTTTGATTATTATTATTAGTTGTATTATTATATGTATTTCCGGTATCTTTTACAGCTTCAATAAGTTGAGTTTGTAATTTTTGACTTTCATTATGTAATCTTTGATTTTCTTGTTGTTGCTCTACTATATCTCTTTGTTGCTCTAGTAATAAGGTTTTAAATTCGTGGTTTTGTTCTATTAGATGCATCATGGTATGTATAATATCGGAATTATTAGTATCAATGTCGTTATTTTCATTTATTTCATGCATTGTTTTAGATGTAATATCTGGAATATTAGAACATTTCTTCTGGTGTTTCCATAAACTGCCTCTACTACGATATTGTTTAGTACAAAATTCGCACAAATAGGAGTGGGGTTTTTTAATGCTTCCATTTGCTTCCATAATATGCTTCCGTGTCAATAAGTGTCTATTGAAATCTTTTTTATTGCTCGTTATAAAGTTACATTTAATACAATCAAATGTAGTGGGGTTTTTTAGGGTAGAATGTGCTTCCATTTTTATATATTATGGAAGCAATAAAAACCCCTAAATACTTTTTATTAAAAAATATATTATGCTTACTCATTGAATTTAAAAATACGATTTCACTGCATAATGCTGTAAAATGGAATTTTACGTTTTTTATAAAAGTTTTTCATTCTAAAAACAAAAAATGGACATTTTATTTTTGTCCATTTTTTGAAAGTTATCCAAGAAGTTTTTAAAATTTAAATACAATCGTGTTGAACCATTTTTTCTACTAATTCATCAAAAGTGGTAGTTGGCTCCCAATCCAGTACTTGTTTTGCTTTGGTTGCATCACCTATTAGCAGTTCTACCTCAGCTGGTCTATAGTATTTAGAGTCAATGAATATATATTCTTTACCCGTGTTCTTATCAAAGCCAATTTCATGCACACCTTCCCCTTTCCATTGAATATGTATATCTTTTAATGCAAACGTTTTTTCTATAAATTCTCTTACCGTATGCTTTTCACCAGTGGCCAATACAAAATCTTCGGGTGTATCGTGTTGTAATATACGCCACATGCCTTCTACATAATCTGCTGCATGTCCCCAATCGCGTTCAGCATCTATATTTCCCATAACAAGTCTATCAGTTTCTTTCTTCAATATTTTGTTCAATCCCAATGTGATTTTTCGTGTTACAAAATTATGTCCTCGTCGTTCAGATTCATGATTAAATAATATTCCATTGCATGCAAACATATTGTAAGATTCACGGTAATTTTTTACAATCCAATATGCATATAGCTTCGCAACGCCATATGGAGATCTCGGATAGAAAGGGGTGGTCTCACGTTGAGGAACTTCTTGAACCAGTCCATACAATTCACTGGTGGAGGCTTGATAATATCTGACTTTATCTTCTAAGTTGTTACTTCGTATTGATTCAAGTAGCTTTAAAACACCAAATGCGTCTGCATCCGCAGTATATTCTGGCATTTCAAAAGATACTTTTACATGCGATTGTGCAGCTAAATTATATACTTCAAACCGTTCCATCAACGGATATTTATTTTTGATTTTAGACATAATAGAATTCAAACACGAACTATCAGTTACATCTCCATAATGCAATTGTAAATTTTCATTATGAAATACATGGTCAATGCGATTCGTATTTATAGAAGAAGAACGACGTATCAACCCATGTACTTTATAGTTTTTGTTTAAAAGCAACTCAGTTAGGTATGACCCATCTTGTCCAGTAATGCCTGTTACAAATGCGACCTTTGTCATAATGTATTGTTTACACAGTAAAAAAATGTTTATATTATTATTTACATTATTAAATAGTATTGCTAATTATAATTGCAATTACTTAGTTTTTTTGATCTTCTTCTTTACGGGAGTATTTTTGTTTTTTCCGTTGCTCAATTGAATTTTTTCACGCTGAATCTTATATTTGTCATATTCAACTTCCAATGCAGCTAATTCTCTATGCCAAATAGTTTCCACATTTGTTTTGGTTAAAGTTTCAATATTTGCTTCGGTAGCAGCCTTTTCGTTCATAATATTCTGAACATTTTCTTCCGTCACAGAATCCATAGGCATTTTAATCAAGTATTTGAAATCACCATCAATCTTATCGTAATTCTTTTTCGTAAGCAATTCATTCACAGCATCCGTTTTCATTCTTCTCAAATCAATAGTACTTGATAATATCTCTTGAATATATTTGGCACGATTAGATAGTCTCACTAATTTTTGTCGCATATCATTGAGCTGTGCTTCTTTGCGCTTCTGGTAAATCTGAATACGTACTTCATAAAAGTCCAAAATGATTTCTTCAACACTATCATATTTATGCAACTTGCAATCTTTATCAAACATGTGCATGTTTGTCGTACTGACCGTTGTTTGTAATTTCAATAATTTTTCTACACCATTGCAACCATTTGCATCTGAAACCGATTCCAATTCATCTAATTTTCCTCTTGGAAATACGACAGTAATATCTACATTTACTTCGGTGCAGATAGAAGAGAAATCTTTCAACAAGGGTGCATTACGCTTACCAGTCTTGTTGTCAATTGTGCCATCTACCAATGTTTCTAAGAAACTGGTATAAGGCATTGTCCATGTACTAATAGGCAATTCTGTAATACGAATTTTGTCATCACCAATTTTTTCATAACATCCTTTGATTGCATACTTTTTATCTTCTATTTTTCTAACAGCCCCCTTGAATCCTTCATAATAAGGAACAAATTCGTCTTCTCCAAGAGGTTTATTTTTCAACATTTTTTGCAGATATTGAATAATTTGTTTAGGGTTATAAGGGGCAATGCTGCACGAAAACCCAGTGCCAATACCCGTAATGCCATTCATCAATGCAAATGGAATAATTGGAACATAATATTCAGGTTCAACAATGGTTCCATCGTCATTCAAATAATTCAATACAGCATCATCTACATCGGGAAAGACATACCTGGTCAAGGGATTCAGTTGTGTAAAGATATATCTTTCCGATGCACTATCGTCTCCACCATGCAATCTAGTACCAAATTGTCCATTCGGCAATAATAGATTCATATTATTAGAACCGACGTAATTCTGTGCCATATTTACAATGGCACCGTTTAGACTGGCTTCGCCATGATGATATGCACTATGCTCAGATACGTATCCTGAAAACTGAGCAACCTTAATTTCACTGTTTAACTTTCTCTTGAAAGCCGAAAATAGAATTTTTCGCAATGAAATTTTTAATCCATCTACCATATTGGGGATAGACCGGGCACAATCATATGTACTAAAATGAATCATTTCGTTGTCAATGAATTGTTCATATTGAACAGCAGATTGGTTTGTATCCAAATAGGCTTTTTTATCGTAATTTTCAAGCCAAGTTTTACGATCATCCGCACGTTTTTTATTGAAAATCTTATCAATGGAATCATCACTTTGCTTTCCAGCATAGACGAAATCAACGATTTTTTTATTCGCAAAATACTCCTTAAATTCTGCAGATGTAGATGTACCCAAACCCTTAAAATATTTGATGTTCCACCCAGCAATACCAGTTTCACCGAGACTTTCTTTCCATGCATTATATTCACCGTCATTATAGAATAATTTTAATTGTGCGCCTTTCTTTGCCCTAAGAATCGGTGTATTCATAAAAGATAGAAATCCTGGAATTTGTGTAAGTGACGCCCATTCACTGTGAAATAGGTTGATGCATAGACCCTTGATGTGAGATCCATCCAAATCCTGATCAGTCATATACATGACCTTTCCATATCGCAATAATTTATGAACTTCCTCCATAGTATTGTATTCTTTGCCAGTTTCTAAACCCAATATTTTTTTGATATCATTAATTTCTTTATTTTCTGCAATCTTTTTCAATTGCTCACCGCGTACATTTAACAATTTTCCTTTTAGAGGATAGATTCCAATAGTATTGCGATCATCGCTAGACAATCCAGAAACAATACCCGATAATGCAGACAATCCCTCGCATAAAATTAATACACATTCTTTTGAGTTGGTAGTTCCACTGAAATTTGCATCAATGAAATTCGCGATTCCACGTACGTTACGAGTTTTTGACCCATCTGTTTTTTTTGCAATCTTATTTTCCTTCGCTTCAGTAAGTGAGCATGCTGTATCCATCACGCCCATTTTTGCAATTTTTTCAATAAAACTATCACTTACTGTGCATATAGAACCAAACTTTGCTGAGGGTGTGTTCATATAATCCTTTGTCTGACTGTCAAACGAAGGATTTTCAATATCACACCTTACAAATAGAAGCAACTGTTCCTTAATTGCTGCACTATTTACTTTAACTTTTTTCTTTTTTTCAATATAATCACACAGCTTTCTTACAATCTGTCCGGTAATATAATCTACATGTTTGCCTCCCTTAAACGTGCAAATTCCATTGACGAACGATACTTGCATATACTCGTGTATAGGCGATAGAGCAACCGCATATTCCCATCTCTCATCAGGGTTTTCATATACACGTTTTCCTACGTCTCGTGATCCAATGTACAAATCAATATATTGTTGGAAATTCTTAACAGGGATGACATTGGAATTGTATGAAATCTTGACTTTCTTAATAGAATGATCAGTCACCGCTCCAATATCATAAACACGTTTTTTCAATAAAGCCAACATGTCTGTAGTAAGTCCTTGAATGCCAAGACGGGTATAGTCAGGTTTAAATGAAACCTTCGTATATGGTTTCGTAGAAGTGATCTTTGTAATCTTAGGAGGATCCAACTTATCCAGGTTGTTATGGAATTCTTGCACATATTTCAATCCGCGCACATGGTCAATTGTTTCTACACGACCATACGTTGACCAAATTAATACCAATTTGAATCCAAAACCATTCTTTCCTCCTACAATTCGCTTTTCGTTTTTATTATAATTGGTAGAGGTTCGCAAATGACCAAATACCATTTCTGGAATCCAAATATTATATTCAGGATGTTTGGCAATATCAATGCCATTGCCATCATTTGTCATTGTAATCATACCCTGATCATCCACCGTCGTTTCAATGTAAGAAACAAATTTTTTTTCTAATTGGTTGGATTGAATCATACGAACAACATGATCTCTACAATTAACAATACCTTCGTCAAATAACTTATATAGTCCAGGAATATATTCAATGTCACGCCATTCAATGCGATTGGACTCGTCATTATACACCCACATGGATGAATCTACATTTTCTACAGAACCGATGTACGTATCGGGGTTGTCTAAGATGTGCTGTTTGTCTGTTTTTTGTTGGTACTGTTGGGCAAGTACATTTTCAGTGGTAGATAACTGTTTGGAAGATGGTTTAGACATAATTCTATATGTGTTATATAAAAGTAATTTCTATACATGTTTTTAATCAATTTTTCTAAGGGGGGAGTACATACATTTACCAATATAAAAATATACACAGTAGTATAATTATCATGAATTTAAATTATATATACACGCATGAAATATTGTATAAACAAATTATACTTAAGGCTGCGTTCCCTGGTTCAGAAATACCCAATAAGATATGTGAATATCTATTTAGGGATTTTAAAGGCTGGTTTGAGTTGTGCAAACAAAAATGCGACAATACTAAGATTGTGAATATAATAAAGAATAGCACTGGTGTCAGTAGTCATTGTGGGTTTTTTAAATGGAGCACCTCTATCATAGACAAACATTATACTGATTATTGGGATCATGATACTGGAATGCTGGTTAAAGTGCATACTAATTTGATTAGCATAGAATTGGCCGACAATTATTGCATTAAATGCGGTGAATCCGAAAAGGGATTGCAATGTTCTTGTATCGTATGTCTGTAACTAATATATGCGAGTATATATAATATGAAAATGTTTAATATAAATAAATTTTGCAATAATGACTGCAAACCTCAGTATTCGCGAACTAAAACTGCGGGAAATGACCCGTCTATAACACGTAAGATGCGTTATTCTCAAATAACCAGAAACTTAAAATATAAAACTGTACGAACATATAATCAAGCAGTAGCCGAATCTGTGACAATTCCAACAGAGTTTTATCCGAAGGGCCAGATATTCAGCTTCCCAAAATAAGATTAAGTTATTTAGAAAAAAATATGTTTGATTAGTATATATATATGAAAAGACCTGTTCGTAACGAAGAGGATGGTATGTACCACGTCAAAGGTTCCAAATTCCCTGAATTATTTGGTTCTCGCACACAAGTAATGAATAAAACTGCGTATAAGACTTCTGGTAACCTTACCAAGAACGATTTGCTAATGAACAAATGGGGACGCATTGTTTCTGCTAAGAAACACAAAACTGCCAAAAAAGAAAAAAGATTAGAGAAGGCTGGTTTCTTTGCGAAAAAAGGAAAGTTTGGTTATGTTAAAAGAAAGACACGCAAAAATGCTACCAGAAAGGCCAAGAAAAACTAAAATTACTGGTTAGACAATATAATAGACCCTATTATATTGTAGAGATTACACCTTCAAATGTGTATAATTATTGCATGTACCATTCAGATGTCAAGAATTTATCATCCATAATATATTCACTATAGTTATCAAAAATATATTTTTCAAAATACGATTTGCTAACAATTTGTTTCTGGTATGAAGTCAAATCATTTAAATTTATTTTGGAAGCGCTAGTGGTAAATTTACAATAATATAAATAGGCGTCGTAAATTGAGATATTAGTATGCAGAGTAGAATTGTTAAGATCGTGTATATATTTATGATGTATATGTTCCTTCATATTTTCTAAGGCAACTTGTATGTCCATCTGCTTATCCCATAATGTGCATTGTATTCCTGAAATAAATTTATCGCGTTCAACTTCTAGTAGTGGATAATAGTAATAAATCAAATCTAATATCTGTTTATCATTTATATTTCCACAAATTTCATTGTTCATTTCACACCATTTCTTGAAAAGAATTATTAATTCTTCAATCTCCATATCGGTTTCAGTGTCATCTAATTTGATAGTATCATTCCAGAATTGTAAAAATCGCTGAATGCTAGGCAAGTATTTGCTGCAAATCCCTTGAAACGAATCCAAATCAGCGTTATAATAAGTTTGCAGCTTATCAATGAGCATAGTTTTTAATTGATTCATAAATATTACAGATGGTATTTGTTTTTCATCTAAGAATAAGTTCCATAAATATTGCATATTCTTCCATGTGATTTGTGTCATACGCGAAGTACCTTCCATTGCATTGATCAAAAACGCTTGTGATGGACTATTTTGTTGAACAATTTCATCAATATAATCACTTACAAACTCGTTTACAAGGTGATCAGGTAGAGTATTTTTAACAGAAAATACGCTCTGTCGTAATTCCTCATTGTTGCTGTGTATATTTGCATAATCATCTGACGACGCGTACCTATTTGAATAATGACAAGCTACACATAATATATCTATCATTTGTGATTTCAAAATGTGGTTCCAAGTGCTTTCGTGCTTCACATTGTAGTTAATATTTAACACGCGGAAGTTATTGTATTCATGATCATGATATTTGTATTTGAATGTTTGTGACAAGTGCAACCCAACCAACATATTAGATAAATTGTTCAAATGTTTTATAAAATGTTTGGCATATGGATTTACAAAATGTACCAAATTATTATTCTTTTTTAATAAATTATCACCTAATATACACAAAAAATATTTTGCGTGAGACCTACTCTTGAATATATTATTTGTAAGTGCATCCAATACATTTTGTATTGTTTCTGATTCTGGTATAGAATTCAGCAAATAATTATCCTTTATGCGCTTCATTATATAGACCTTTGTTTTATGTTTCCATGACATTAAGTGTCTATCTTTACTTATACTGGAAAGAACGTGATGTAATATGTCACTTTCACCGTGAATTTGGTAATGTAATCCATCATATGTAAAAAAATTGCTTGTTGTCGGAACATAGAAATACTGATTGCTATTTAAAAAACTTTGAATGAACGTGTCTTGGTCATTTGATAGTTCCTCTATTCGTGCAACACGTTGTTCATGCGTTTGTTTCATATTTGCAAGAATATTGGGCATTTGGTTACACACATATGAAACCAGTTTTTGTTTCATATAGTCATCATCTTTGTAATCGTCAAATAATGCATGCAATGACTCTGTCAACTGACACTTGATTATATCATTATTGTCAGAAAGCATAATTTTAACGTCTGTAAATATAGACAAAATATCTTTATATTGATTTGTCAATAACATTATGCTGACAATACTTATACTGTTTTTGATAATAGGTTGGAAAATTTATTATCAAAATAAAAGTTAGATAGTAACAACACTTCGTGTTTTCAGATTTGAAAAATACTCATTGTTTGTATCCTGTATAGAAGCTTTCAAATACTTAGAAATTATCATATTTGTATTCAATACTTCTTCTGCGTTCATTACTGCCAACCAGTTATATTTTGTACGCCGCAGTATTTCGTCAGATGGAATGTATATACCAACTACATGAGGATATAAATCAAGGTATGATTCTTCGCAAAGATCCTCTAATAAAATGGGTTTCTTCTTATTATTTTTAATGCCAATAGATTCTCCACCGATCAAGAGTAAGTTTTGTTCATCAATTAATTGCTTGCACATGTAGCCAATTGTTCCTTGGAATTTATTTTCATCATTAAAATGCCCGTTCATGTTCATTTGTTTCAATGATTCTACTAATGATAAAATTACATTATTATTTTTATTTGATGCACCCATAATATCAATGGACGGAATAAAAGTATTTTCTCCACTATTGGATTTTAAATTACATGTTCTATTAATTGCTTCGCATACAAATGCTTGGTTGTTAGTAGTATTCTCATCGTATATATTTTTTAAATTTTTCAGGCATACCAAAGAATTCGGTACGGTCATACCACCATATACGTATATCAATTGAGCCATTCCCATCGCACGGTAATTACTTCTCATAGGTTCAGCCATCCCAGTCATATCTACATCCCAGTTAGGCAGCAACTTGCCAAATGATTCATCGTCTATTAGACAAATATTGAAATCATCGCCACAGTGATTGATAATAGTTTTTATAGTAAGATGAATATAGTCTTGATTTAAATCAGTTGTGTTGCGTGAGTAAAAATTCTTCCATTTTCTAGAGTTTTTTTCGTATTTAGAATGCACCCATAGTTTGGGACGGTTATAACCATATAACGGCGATTCATTTAACAAATAATTTTTGATCATATCATAATCATCATCCTTGTCTAAAGATTTTTTAACACGTTGCGATAATGTACCTACTACAAATATCACACCTAGTGCTACAATATACGTAGGTAAATTTTTCTTATTCAACATAATATTAGTATAGTATGAATATAGATATTATATTTTGAAAGGAACATATATTTTAAAAATAAATGTAGTATATTATGTTATATTTAGATTCGTTATACTTCATTTGTGACGTATGCATAATTGACGACTTTTTGCAAATCTGTCTAACAATGTTCGTAAATGATTTATAACTCATTTGTCTAGTAATATAAAAGTGTTTTCCATAATGATAATACTCTTTCAAGTTTTCACAGAATTCTGTATGCAGATCATAAAATAACAGTTTTTTATAAGCGTTCATATCAATCAAATAATACTTGTCTGTTTTCAAACATATTCTATCCAATAAATTATACAATAATTTTGGAGGAACATCACATTTAAATACCTGACTAGACATCTCGGTTATATTTAACGTATATTTATTTTTATAAATATACATACTAAAAAATCCCTAAAGGATTATTTACCCATTTTAAAGCATGTAGCCTCTATGCAGTTATTTTAGCATAGAAATTCTATCAGCAATTCCTTTATCTGCTGCCATTCTTTCTATATTTATTTGTTCAGTCAATGCTTTATCTGCAATGGCTTTCTCGGCATTAATGTATGCGGTTAATTGTTTTTCTGTTTCAGCTGTTTGCAATGCAATCTCATTCTCATCTGCATTTTCTAATCTAAGCTTCTCAATTAATTTGGTCTCTAGTGTAGTTTTTACTGATGTAATTTTATCTACGAGATTCTTTTCAACCGCCATTTTGAGTTTTAAACTTTTCTCATTAAAAGCGCTATTAATAACAATTCGTATCCTTTCCTTTTTCTGCTCTAATATTCTATTTGCTTCTTCTTTTTCTCTAGTAACATTTTCCAATTCATCGTTGGTGTCTTGTCTAGTAACGTTTTCCAATTCATCATCCGTGTCTTCGTGCATAATTTTTTCTTTTGCAGAAACGGTAGGTTTGGGCGACCGAAACATGTTCAATAGAAAACTCATATTGTATACATACATTAAACATAAAAATAAACCATAAACAACTAAATACTTATTGCGAATTGATTAATGTATATATATTATTTGTAATTAATGCCAATTCAATGCAATCTTCGTGAATATTGTGAAAAACTGTAATATATTTGCATAAAAGTATGATGATCTCATAAATAATTTCCTCACTTAATGCTTTACATGTTTTTGTATAATGGAACAAATAATCAAGTATGTCAATAACAGAATAACCGTAATCATATATTTCATATAATACATGTATAGCTTTGTCCAATTGTTTATCTTTTATTGATTCGTAATACCTATCAAAATGTTGAAAAGAAATCGTTGAACATAATTTCATACAATTATTCAAATCTAAATCTTTTCCGTATATAAAAATTTTTTCAAGGTGATTAATAAGTATGCGTATAGAACCATTTGATATGTGCATTATGTAGTCTTTTATTTCTTGCTTAATCTGCATATCTTCTAAAGTTATTATTTTGTTCATGGTTGAAATCATATATTCATTAGTATGTTTTGGAATGCTAACAATATGCAACCTTGATTGAAGACTTTCTATTACTTTCTGTATATTTGAACAAACTGAAATAAATTGTATATTTTTAGAATACTTATCAATATAATTACGAAATACTTGCTGGCTTTGTTCATTGATGCTGTCTATATCGTCAATAAGCACTATTTTTTTCTTACCATGTATTGCACTTCGGGATTGGCAGAAAGTTTTCATCTCATTGCGGAAATATTGTATTCCCTGTTCTTTCAAGTTATTAATACATAATGTATTGTTTTCAGGAATACTATCAGTTCCACTCAATCCGTAATATTCACGTGCAACGCAATTTAGTAAAGTAGTCTTACCAGAACATATATTTCCTACGAATAATATATTCAGATTGTCTAATTCAATTAAGTTGCTAACTATATCTAAAAAATGAATATCATTTGTAAAATTATTAATAGAATAAGGTTTATATTTTGTAATAAAAGTATTATATAATTTCATTAGAGTAATAATACGAATATTTTTATATAACATTTAATAAAAATATTATATAAACTATTAATACCTTAATACTATATAATATACAATGTCGGGTGGAACCCATTACGATATCTTGGGTATTCCTCAGACCGCATCAGAAATAGAAATCAAAAAAGCTTTTCGTACTTTATCATTGAAATATCATCCTGATAGAAATTCATCTGAAGAAGCTCTCAGTACGATGAAAGATATTACAGGTGCATATGAAATTTTGAAAGATCCAGACTCTAAAAAAAAATATGATATGCAATTGAAGTTTGGGGGGAACAATAACGCGTCAAACATGGAAGAGTTTAATGACATAAACAACATATTTAACATGATGTTTAACGGGTTTCCAGGCATGTCTCCAAATATGAAAGCACATGCAGGTATGCAACAGAATCCCAATATTAGAGTTTTTCACAGCGGTGGTCAGGGAGGACAGTTTCATATGAGGACACAGTTTCCACATGTAAGACGCCCTGAAATAATACACAAACGAGCGACTATTTCGTTAGAGCAAGTATTCACTGGTTGTGTAATTGAAATTGAGATTGAAAGAACGGTTGAAAAGAATGACGAAATAACAAGCGAAACTGAAAATATGTATATTAATATTCCAAGTGGAATTTTACATAACGAAACCGTTACATTGCACGATAAAGGACATATTGTAAATGACCTTATTGGAAATATTAACATAACTATATTGGTTGAAAATCACACAACATTTATTAGACAAGGACAAGACATTATAATGAAGAAACAGATCACATTGAAAGAAGCATTGTGTGGGTTTGTATTTGAATTTGTCTATTTAAATGGCAAGAAACTATCATTAAACAATAAAGATAATTATGCAGTGATTAAACCTGGTTATAAAAAATTAATCTCAGGCATGGGAATAAAACGCGAAAATAATCAAGGAAATTTTATTATTCACTTTGATGTAGAATTTCCAGACACATTGTCTGATGAGAAGAGGTTACAAATATCTGCTATTTTTACAGAAGAATAAATCGTGTTATATTACATCAATATAACATGATTAAGAACTAATGCGTTTGGTTGGGATTTCTACATCCACGATGTAAATAGAGTTTTCAGTCATAATAATGTATTCTGTACTAACCTTGTAAATTTTTGAAATAGGGCTAGTATATTCCTCCTCACTCTTAACAAGTAACTTTTCCTGGGTCTCTTTTACTCCTATCAATACTGACTTTTCTAACGAACTTGTCCAGTAGTCCATCATAATAGGTTTATCTTCCACGATAGACAATTTGCTTGCATGTTGTAATGTTTTATTATCGGGAAGTCTATATCCAGATGTAGAGGTAGATGTGTTTTCGGTATTTTCCATATAGGTAAAAACGTCGCGATTACTTTAAATGACTTCTAAGATAAATAATATATATTTTCAATCAAAATATATCTCTTTAGTATATAAGTTATTATTTTAAATGGCGTGGAAAGATACACAAATCAAATCTAGAATTATAGATAAATACTACACTATCATTGAAGAATATTTCAAACAATTAGAAAAATTACATTTATCAAATAATGAAGTTGATATACAAAGTTGCATGATGATTGGTTTGAACTCTATTCATAGGGTATTTGAATATGTATTAATGAAAACTAAAAACATTGAAAAAGCATATTATTATTCCCAACGTACATATTTTTATTACATTGAATACATTGGTCAGATTTATGAGACAAATCTACAAAATGCATTAAATCAAGGCGATGCTGTATTATTCATATATAAAAAAACAATATTTGAACTGCAAAATGGAGAAGATAATAAAATTTTTGACACAATTACAAATATAATGACATTTGATGAAGAAATTACAAACATAAACGACAAAGAGTATTATGAATGGTTATCTAAATTATCTAACCTAATTCATGTATTCTTTTATTGGAAAAATGTTGATTTTTCATTCAACAATAGATGTGACCTTATGAAAATGCTGTTGAAAAAATATATGATACACATTGATTCAACCTCAAGTGCAATCAGTTATTTAGAAATATTACATGAAAAAATAGATATGAATTATACCACCTATACTGATCTATTGACAGAGTTGCTGGATTTTCAATTAAATAGTACAAATATGTTAGCACAAGACTCTTTAAGCCAATGCGATTTTTTCTTAAAATTTTATATTGAAGATACTGTTTTATATGAAAATTTAGAAAACAATAATATGAAAGAAGTTGTGAAATGGATATACAAACCGCTCACTTCACATTTTTGAATTATGCACTTGTGACAGTAATATTTTTTTTTCTAAGTTTTTCTTTTTTCTCTTTTGCTGGTTCGATGTCACCGGGAACACATATATTCATATATTCATTAAACAAAACGTCTTTTATGAAATCATACACGAATCTGAGTATTTTTTCAGTGCAATTGCCTACTATTAAACAACTTCCTGTACGGAATATCATAAATGAGATTTCTGTATATTTTTTACTTCCATCCAATTCGTATAGTTTCATATTTTGATCAGTCGTCTCAATCAAACCACTTTGCAATGATTTATCAAATGGTTGATTATTGTTGAAGTAAAATTTACATTTCACTCCTGGGTAACTGCACGGGTCAAATGCGGTTTCAATGTTATATTTATCGCTTCTTAGTATAGAATATAACTTGTCGCGATTTATATAATAACCACAATTGAAATTTGAATTAATTAATACATTATCATCCATGTTTTTATCAATATAGTAAATTTCTTCTTTCGTATGTGGCTGCATGAATAATAGAACCAGTCGTTTCACCTCTTCCAATAACACGTTATTAAGGACTCCTGGTATTTCTAATTTGCCAGTATTGAACACTTTTACATGTATTTCTTTATAACTATTATTGTAGAGAAATCTAATAATTATAGCAAAACAATTATAAAATGCATTCTTTACTTTACCTCTGCAATTCATTATATCTTTTTTTGATAAACCGACTGTGATTTTTCTTTCATCTTTAAATTTCATTCTTCTTGCAGAAGGGTTATGAATTTGTTTGAGAATATGTTCTTTATAATACTTCAAATTCACCAAACGTTCTTTTAGTTGTTCGTAATCTTCCGGCGTTTTTGATATCACCTTCATTTGTTTCTTTACTATACCATTTTCTGGTTTTTCATACTCAATTATAGGCAATTTCCAGAATATATCTTCAATATCAATGGGCATGTTCAAAAATAATACTTTAGTAGTGGTTGATATATATAACTCGTCGCAAATGGGTACATCTTCTAAAATATTACCCTTATCCAGACCAGACACTTCTTTGAATAATTGGTCATCACTATTTCCATTTAAATACTGAGTCCATTCATCGTCTATAGAAGTCATTGTTAAAATAATATAAATAACTTTATATTATTCTATAAATCAATTTTTATTATACACATCTTGTAACTTTAAAATCATATATTTCAAAATATTTTGCATATCTGAATCGTTTATGTGCAATATACTTTGACATACATTTAAGAAATCATCTTTTACGTATTCAGGGTAATTCCTTATGATGTAATTCAAATATTTTTTTATGATTGATTTCTTATCTGCATTGTAATTTATGCTTATGTCGTGTATAAACGTTATTATTGTTTCTACGTTAGAATTCGTAGTTAAGTGGATATGCATTTGTTGCAAAACCTCATTTGATAATATATAGTTATTTGTACCTGTACTTTCTTTATTTAATTGTACAAAGTTGATCATACTCCTTATATCGGAATTATATACCTCTAATAGTTGTTCTACTTGACTATTTGATATTTGGATGGATTCTTTATCACATATTTCTTTAATAAAGTTACTTGTATCTTTTCTGGGTAGTTGATTAAATCTTACACAAATAAATTCGTTTTTTAATGATTCATCTATTTTGCTGATGTAATTGCAAATCAAACAAAATCTTACATTATAACTGCATGATTGCAACAGGTATTTCAATGCTTGTTGTGCATTCTTTGTCATATAATCAACTTCATCTAATATAACGAATTTGATACAATTTTCAAAAAAATTGTTCGTTCTGACAAACTGTAAAATCTGACTTCTTATTATGTCTATACCTCGTTCATCTGATGCATTCAAATGAATAACTGACCCTTTGCTATTGCTTGTATAACGTTTATTGTATTCATTTATCACATTAATTACGGTTGTCGTTTTTCCCGTCCCAGGTGGGCCATAAAACAATAAATTGGGAAAGTACTCTTTGTCTAGTATATTTTCAAATATCTTACGATTCATGTCATCTAAAACTATTTTTTCAAACACGTCTGGTCTATATTTCTCAACCCATGGAATATTATCGTTTTTTTGCATTTACAATATAACAGATTAGTTATTTATGTGATTATACTTTCATAATATATATATTAAAATTGAATACATATAAAATCCAATATGGTTAGTATATATACACACGATGACTCATGGAACACTTGAATTAATCATTGGCCCAATGTTTTCTGGGAAAACAACCAGATTGATTGAGATTTATAATAAATACAACCGTTCTTCAAAAAAAGTGGTTGTCATTAATTATGTAAGTGACACCAGATACCATGAAACAATGCTTTCCAGTCACGATAGAGTTACGATACCATGTGTCTGGGCAGATAAATTATCTACAATGTTGGATAAAGAAGAATTTAAACAAGCCGATGTGGTTTTGATTAACGAAGGTCAGTTTTTTGAAGACGTATATGAATCCGTAAAATATATGGTTGAATCTATGGATAAAAAAGTATATATTTGCGGGTTGGATGGAGATTTTCAGCGGAATGCATTTGGCTCGTTATTGAATTTGATTCCGTTATGTGATAATGTAACAAAACTGCGGTCTAGTTGCAATTCTTGCAACAACGATGCCATATTTTCACATCGCATTTCAGATGAAAAAAATCTGGTTGTAATTGGCTCTTCCAACTACGTACCTTTATGTAGAATGTGTTATACAAATAAGAATATCTAAAATGATGCGTTTAAAACATTTATGAAACAATATAAATAGTTTTTTTCATTTTTACTCAGTAGATGGAAGAAAATAACGTACCCACAAACACTGAGGTGATAAAAAAGAAAAGAGGAAGAAAGAAGAAATCTGAATTGGAAAATCAACCCGAACTACCAGATGCTGATGTACCAGCTGAACCACCCGTACCTAAAAAAAGAGGAAGAAAACCAAAAGGTGGTAAATTAATTGTAAAACCAATTGAATCCACCAGTGATAATAGTCATATATCAAATATTATCTTACACTTGAAGTGTTCATTGCAAGATATTAGTGACAATAAAGAAAGCAGTTATCTATTAAACGATCCTCTTTCATATAATCCAATCGTACCACCAAATATAATGACATACAATAACGATGAACAATTCAGTAAATATAATATAATAAATAACGAAAAAAATAGTGTTAAAACTGACTTAGCGTATGAAGCAGCTGAATTAAAAAAACAAACATTGTTTTGCAATAGTTGTAAAAATACCATTGATAATACCGATATTGATGAAGAAGACCTACAATTAAGTCTAAAAGACATTAATTATAAGCTAAAAGAAATTAAATTGCAATTGTATAAAAATTCTAATCCAGATAAGAAAGCAGCATGTTTTTGGTGCACATACGAATATGATAACCCGTCTTGTTATATACCTAAGTACGAGATGGATGGTTCTACTGCTGGGTATGGTTCTTTCTGCAGACCTGAATGCTCAGTTGCATATTTGATGAAAGAAAACATTGACGACTCTGCTAAATTTGAACGGTATCAGTTGCTTAATAAAATTTATGGTAAGGTATATAACTATCAAAAAAACATTCGCCCTGCACCCAACCCTTATTATCTTTTAGACAAATTTTATGGTAATCTTTCTATCCAAGAATACCGCAAATTATTGAAATCGGAACATATGCTTCTTATTATTGAAAAACCACTCACCAGAATACTTCCAGAACTGCATGAAGATACTGATGATAATAGTGATAAATTTAACAATAAACTCGGTATTAGCAATAAAACATCTGGTTATAAAGTGAAAAGACAAAGTGAAAAACAGAAAGGACCTTCTAAAACAGAAATAATGAAAGAAAACTTTGGGTTTTAATTTGACTGGTTAAACTATATAAATATAGTTGTTTAAAAACTATATTTATACATGAAATTCGTTTCTTCTAATTTGATGGGCGGGTTGGGGAATCAACTATTCCAAATTTTTGCAGTGATTGCTTATTCTATAAAGCATAATAGTGATTTTGTTTTTGAATATACTAAAGACTTGAAAACGGGTATTATACGCCCCACGTATTGGGACAATTTTTTATCTGAACTCAACAAATATACCACAAATGGAACTAACAATGATCATATAAAACCTTATCTTCATACTTTTCCAAAATATAGGGAAAATGGATTTCATTTCACCGAAATACCTGCTTTTACAAATACTGGCTATCTTTCACTTTTCGGATATTTTCAAAGTTATAAGTATTTTAAAGACTATTGGGGCAAAATAAAGGATTTGATTCAATTGGAAACTAAACAGCTCGCTATTAAAAATGAATACAGAGAATTGCTCGGCGATTGCTATAATATTAGTATGCATTTTAGAATTGGTGATTATAAGTTTAAACAAGATTATCACCCTGTTATGAAACTGGATTACTATGATAAATCATTGCAACACATCATTACAGCCCTTGAAAATAATAAAACAGATGTACGAGTTATTTATTTTTGTGAAAAAGACGATAACGATGATGTAAAAATTATTATAGATGCTTTGTCTAACAAATACAAAAATATAACTTTTACAAAAGCACGTGATGACATTGTAGATTGGAAACAAATGTTATTGATGTCATGTTGTGAGTCTAATATTATTGCAAATAGTTCATTTAGTTGGTGGTCAGCGTATATGAATGACAGCAATGATAAAATAGTATGCTTTCCGTCAGTATGGTTTGGTCCAGCGGCTGGCGGTTCTGATACAAAGGATTTGTTTCCAGATAATTGGAATAGAATAAATGTATAAATATAATAAAGGGCTCATCTGTAAATATGTATCATAAAATTGATTTGCCAATCATTTAATAATATTAGATAACACATACCACCGTTTAGATAACACATACCACCGATGAAAACTGATAAGTATAAGGATAATTTCAGGGCTATTCTACAGCTCCCCATTGTACAGAAACTATTGAAAAAAAATGAAAAGTTGAAAAAGGAAAATAAATCATTGAGAAACTTGGTTTGCTCTTTGCCTGAATTTCGTTCAAATCATAACTGTTGTAATAATTGTTGCAGTCATACAAAAAATATCAAAAAAAATATCAAAAAAGAACCTATTGAAGTTATTGATCTAACTAATGATGAAAATATTACGTATCAGTTTGACATAGAAGCAACGACGGAGGAAGAGGAGGAAGATAGATACGTTAAATGTGATTCATGTGCTATTTCTGTAGATTGCCATAAAAATTCAATCCATATCGTGTATAAAGGCGAATCCAGTAATATGATAGACGAGAAAACGCTTTGTACCATGTGTTTCCAGGAACAAGAAGAATCTCTTATTAAACTGGGATACAAATGTGATGACTGGAGCATTGAGGAAGAGGAGGAAGAGGAAGAGGAGGAAGAGGAAGAGGAGGAAGAGGAAGAGGAAGAGGAAGAGGAGGAAGAGGAAGAGGAGGAAG